ACCTTGTGCCTGTGCCATCTTATTTTGAAAGTCAGTAATATTACCGCCGACATAAATTACAATGTCATTATCTCCAAGTTGCATCAATCTCACCTTTTCTTCTGCTTCTGTCGTTTAGCCTGCTTTGCTTCTTCAGCATTCTTTAAGGACAATATTTTAGAAATAGCAAGATACTTCTGTTCTGGAATATTGTTTATTTCATCCCATGACCAACCAAAAGCATCAATTAATACAAAGTCTGCAAAATCTTCATCGTCAGACCCATTACGCAATGCATGTTTCCATCGCGCTATTTTCTTATAGTAAGTATCCTCTTCCAGAAGATTACGTAAGTATTTACGTTCTTTGAGTTTCTTACGCACTTCTGCTACTTTATTACTTGAAAAAGAAAGTTGTCCTACTTCTTCTTCAACTTGAGTTCCTTCGGCGCTTCCTGTGTATTCGTCGCGTAACCTCTGAAAAAACGGTTCACATCGCCGCCAAGAACATCCTTACACTGTTGGAAAATCTTATCCATTTCCCCAATAGGAACAGTGTCAAAGTCCTCTATATTCCACATCTTATTTGTAGCGAGAGAAATCGTAGTAACCACAATGAAATCTTCTTCACGCTCAGAATATTCAATAATTTCATCGGGATGCTTGTTTGCAATCATAGCAAGAGCATCTTCAATTTTCATACTATCGTCAAGTTCATCCTTGAACCTGGATAGAAGATCAATAAGCATTGCTTTCTGCATCTTCCGAACCTTACGCACAATACCATGATAAGGTTCATCAGACAGTTCATATGTTTCATTGTTAATAATAACGTTAACCATAATAATCAGTAAAAAATATTTAGGAGGCTATGGTAAGCCCGGTAACTTGCAGCGATTCCAATTTATCCCCAATAACCTCATCAGGCTTGACATCAAGGGGATACTCGGGGAACTGAACCCCGGTAAGGGTAAACGTCTTACCATCAATGGTAAACTTAAATCCACACTTGGTAAGTGCCCGAACCTGTGTAAGAAGGTCAAGATCATCATAATACAGTTCAAGACCAAGTTTAACGTCCTTACCCACGTTTACAACACCTGCAATATGAGTGCTGTTAGTAGAGGCAAGATCCTTGAGGTAGACATTCTTATTCGAGATAGACAACTCAATCTCACGCACAATATCAGTAGCATCAGCCCAGGTAGTCCCATTGTCTACACTTAACTTAATGGCACTAATATCATCACACGTAAGCATTGCATCGGTGCTCTCCGTTGCATTACTACCCGTTCCCTTGTAATCAGTAGCGGAAGGTGCGGCGGCATCAGCAGCAGTAAACTTAGCAGAACACTTCAGCACATCATCTTCAGGAATGGTGAGCGTAAACTCATCAACTACACATCCCTCGTAGAGAAGATACTTATTCGTCCCACCTGTGATAATTGCACCAATCGTAACGGAATTAATACCATCTACAAGTCCTGTGCAAGTAGTATCATCACCACCAAGCGCAAACCCAATGAAACCACTCATAATGTCCTGTGGCACATACTCAATCTCTACGCCTGCTTCCATCACAGTCTTAATATGCTTATAGGCAGCAGACTTCGGATCAGTGTAGGCAGCATCCGTAAAATACCGCGTGGAAAATGACTTTGGTTTATCAGTAAACTTAGCATCAGTAACAATACCAATCCAAGCCATTTTGGGATTAGTAGGCTTTGTACCAAATGAAGTCTCTTTAATATATTCAACGGTTGTAGTATAACCTGCGTTTTGTCCCATAATAGTTAACCTCTCTTTCTAAATTCAATTACAACAATATCCAATTCACGTTTCATTGCACTATTCTTTTCAACAAATGCAGGAGCAACGGGAGAAATATAACTTACACCACCATAAGCGCATAATGTAAGTTCCCGTCCATAATCCAGAAAAGCATCTGTAATCAATTTAAAAATGCGATTGATCTCACTCTTCTTATCAGAAATGATTGCAACACGCACTAATTCATGTGTCTTTGTTCCATCGATGATTAGGGTTTCTCTTCCCGCTACAATATCTATTACAACGGTAGGAGGAGCGAATCTTTTTGATTCGGGATAAATGGTAGTAACCTTATTATCAAGTTCTGGAACTTTATCTTCAATAAAATCTGCAAGTTCCTTTAAAACACCATCTATATCCATTATAACCCCGCTAATGATATATTTGCATTAAGTAAGTTCACACGCTTAATTAACTGACCAAGTTTAATACTATAGATAAACTTAATCTGTCTTACATCATGGATAATACCACGTTCAGAATCAGGATATTTGTAGCGTGGTTCATTGGCAATCGGTTTGAATTTCTCTGTGCCAAACACAAGAACCGTGTTGTAAGGAACGTATGAATTTTGACTTATAATTGCATACTTCAACGCTTCTTTACGCTCGTAAAACCAAGAACTCATGTAGCGCCCTGTATCATACGGGGCAGAGTCTTTAATCTCCTTTGTCATATCAGCACTAAAGAGATCAAGCGTATTATCTACATTCTCCTGCACAGCAGCAAGAATCTGACTTAACTTTAGATTAGTTTCCTCTACACCTTGCACCATTATTTTC